CTAACGCCCCCCGCTTTAACCAAGAATTCACTATTTTAAAATACTACAAACAAACACTACTAGCTATGGCTTACAAACAAGTACGTGACTTCCTTGCCGAACGCAAGCTTCGAATTACTGAAGAATGGAAACGATTTCAAAAATCCGTGTCCACATCAGACGAAGAAATGTCCAACGTCCAAGCTTCTGACATCAGAAGAATGTATGATTCCATGCGAGACAAGTTATCTGAGCAACAAAAGGCATCCGCCCTCGACTCTGAATTCCAGCAACTCATTGATTCGCAACTTTTAAAGAATGCGCATAAAAATGAAGCATACGAATTCTCATCTGAATCCGCTTTTACCGGATTTCCCGAGAACAGGAAACCTTCCCCTGGCATTATCGGTATTGAAAGAAAATTTCACACCGGCCAAACTGTTACCGCAAACGAAGTGATCCCCGAATCTGGATACCCAATTCATCCAATACTTCAGGAACTAATCACTGAACGTTATAACACATATCAACAATACGTTGATAAATACGTCCGCCCCCTCGGAACCACTGACGCTACCTTCGCCGATTTTAATCGCGAACAACACCCTGTACTTCCCATTGATCCAATTAGAAAGGAACGAGTTTTAAAACACGTTATGAAGCGCTTAAACGCTACACCCTATCTTCCCTTACATTTTGTCGATACCCAATTCACGAAACTACCTCTCCACACAGGAACAGGCTATTTCCAACGACATTCATTCTGGATCCAATCCCATGCTAAATATTCTAGACCCGACGAATACGCTGACCGACCTACGTCGAAAGCTTACGTCATGAACGCTTTCTTAATTCTGGCCCGTACACAAGTACACAGAATCAAAGAATCTGGCTTACCTTTCACTTTTGACTTCATTGAAGGCGAAACCGAGGATGAAACATTCACTCGATTAGCAACTTATCTCAATAAGTTCATTAATGATCATGCCACCATGCTTTTCACCAGAAATCATATTTCTGAACGAGATGGAAAACTCAAACAACGACCTGTTTACGCAGTCGATGACCTTTTCATTTTGATTGAAGCAATGCTTACGTTCCCCCTCCTTGTGATGGCTCGCACTCCCGAGTGTGCTATCATGTATGGACTAGAAACAATTCGTGGTGCTATGACGGTTATAGACCGCCTCGCACAAGGCTATTTCTCTTTCTTTTCGATCGACTGGTCCCAGTATGATCAAAGATTACCCAGAGTTATAACAGACATGTATTACATCGACTTCCTCCCGTTGTTGATTGTTATCTCACATGGCTACCAGCCCACTTACGAATACCCCGTTTACCCCGACCTCACCGAACACACTATGTACGAAAGAATGGATAACCTCCTCTCCTTTCTACACTTCTGGTATAACAACATGACTTTTGTTACTGCCGATGGCTATGGCTATCGACGAACATCAGCTGGAGTACCTTCCGGATTGTTCAACACCCAATACCTTGACAGCTTTGGTAATCTTTTCTTGATTATCGACGGCTTGATAGAATACGGATATGACGATGATCAGATTACTGACATCATATTATTCATTATGGGCGATGACAATGTAGGAATGACTCACATACCGTTCAATGAACTATTACAGTTCATCGACTTCTTTGAAGAATACGCTTTCAAACGCTATAACATGGTTCTCTCAAAAACTAAATCTGTGATCACCGAGATCAGAGGCCGTATCGAACTCCTAGGTTACAAATGTAACTATGGACGACCAATGCGCCCTATAGGTAAACTTGTCGCACAACTTTGCTATCCCGAGCGAGGCATGAAGAAACAATTCATGTCCTTTCGCGCTATCGGAATCGCTTACGCAGCCTGCGGAATAGACAACGATTTTCATCGCTTTTGTCGAGATGTATATCTCATATTCCTGCCCTTTGCTGATAAGCCTTCGAAGGTTAACCTTCTCCGAGCGTCATCCGCTCTTCCTGGATATCTAAAGGCATTTGACGAAATCACTGAAATGATCGATTTCACACACTTCCCAACTATTTTCGAAGTCCGTGAAACTTATAATCATTATCATGGTGCACTAAAATATGCTCCTAAATGGAACTTTGCACATTTCATCAACGCCCCAAACGTTGTACCTCCTTCTGCGAAGACAATGGCCCAATATAGAATCGAAAACAACATCGAGACTAAACCGCCACTTGTACTTCCCTACAACTAGTTTTACCCCTGAGTCTTAACTTTAC